CAAATAGAGGCCCTAAATGGGCCTCTTTTTTTATTTCCGTAATTTTGCTTTTGCCATCTTGCCGCTTTCAACAGCGAATTTGAAGGCATATGTCGAAAGTTTATATTCATCCGAACCTTCAACTAGAGGCACTATTGGTGTAGGTGTAACCGAACCATCTAAAACTGTGGCTGAGTTTCTTGCTATGTGCGTGTATCTATCTACTCGATATAAAACAGAATATGGGATGCCGGAACCTCTAGGATCTAGCGCATAATAAAAATGATTCATCTTGCGAGTGATATAAGGCTTTGATGGATCATTGATTTCTGTCTGTAGAATTATCTCCACAGTATTATTCTTATAATTAATCACATCCAAATCAGATTTCACACTAACAACTGCTCCATTTGATGCGGTATAGGCCGGCACGAATGGTGCATATAGACTCGCTGCCATTGATGGCATTGCCAACATAGATAATATCATAGATGAAATAATCAATTTTCTCATAGTAAATTCTCCCTTTGTTTATGATTACACATTAAAATGATGATAAAAGTCGATGCTTTCCAATTCCGAATCGTTTATATCTGACCTACGAACCATTTCTTCGACAAGGTTCACATGTTCATCCAAGTAGAAATCATCGTTAATAATATGCATTAATTCATGTTTAATTTCCTCTCTCATGCGACCATGAGGGAGATTTTTATTTATATAGATATTATGAGTATCTATATCTTCCGTTTCTTCTGAGATAGCCTTAACACATGGTAAATCGCAGTAAATTATGTTTACTACCAATACAACACACTCCCCATTTATGGTACCCACGCTTTGAGGGGTACCATTATTTATTTTTAGATTTTAAAAATTCAATATACTCGACCGCCTTTTGCATATCCTCTTTTGATATATCTTTCGCAGCAGAGAATAGAAGTCTAGCACTAGGGCGAGTCCGTAACATTTCAGCATACTCCGCTGTTTCTTGATTTGTATAATAGCCTTTGTTTGTAGAAACTGCTTTTTCTATATCATCAGTTGTAATGTTAAGGCCTTTACATATTTTTATTACATTGTCTATAGATGCACCTCCAACGTTTTTTAAAATAGAAAGGAGTGTAGAATATGGCATATTAATCTTTAATGCAAAATCCTTAACTGTTCCTTGATCTAATATTAATCCTCTTAGATATTCTTCTCTAGTCATTGATAGTTCCTCTGCATACTTACTATATAAGTATCATAACATTCTAAGTACGATATTTCAATATGTAAAAACGATATAACGATTATAAACTACTTTTAAACTAAACTTCAACAAGAGTTTATTAGACAAAAACGAAATTTCGTTATAAACTTTAATCACAGGAAAACGATAAAACGTTTCGCCTAAACGAAATAGTGATTTATTGTGGAGGTGATATTAAATGTATCCTAATCTTAATGCCGAACTTGCAAGAATTGGCATGACAAAAAAGGAGCTAGCTGCTCGACTGAAAAAGAGATATGCAACGATACTTGATAAGTTAAACGGAAAATATCCGATAACTTATGAAGAGTGTAAACAGATTAAAAGCTGCATACACTCAGACTTATCGATTGAAACTCTTTTTTTTACCGAATAACACGAAATATCGAGTTAGAAGGAGTGCATTGAACATGGACAAAAAAGTCCTAGTTAATGTAACAGACAGAAAAGTCCATAACTTAAACGATGGACAAAAATGTCCAACGTGATAATTGGAAAAAGGAGCGTGATTATATGAACGAATTACAAGTATTTAACAATGAGATGTTTGGGAATGTACGAGTTTTATTACAAGGCGATGAACCTTGGTTTGTTGCAAAGGATGTCGCTGATACTCTCGGGTACCAAAACGGTAGTCGAGATGTAAACCGACATACTGATGAAGAAGATAGAACAAAGACAATGGTGTTTGATGGTAATCAAAATAAAGAAACGATTTTGATTAATGAAAGCGGACTTTATTCATTGGTACTATCTAGCAAATTACCAAACGCAAAACAATTTAAACGTTGGGTAACAAGTGATGTACTTCCTAGCTTACGCAAATATGGAACATACAGCATGGATATCCCTAGAACATTGCCGGATGCCCTAAAAGCATACGCTAACGAAATTGAGGCACATAACCAAACAAGAGTGTTGCTAGAGGAACAGAAAGTCCTAATCGCTGCACAAGAACAGCAGATTTCTGAGTTTAAACCTATCAGAGATTATGTCGATGAAATCCTAAGCAGCACAAGTGCTTTGACAATCACGCAGATTGCTGCTGATTACGATATCACAGCAAGAGCATTGAATAAAATCCTCGAAGAGGAGAAGGTTCAACGCAACGTGAGTGGACAATGGATTCTATATAAAAATCAAATGGGTAAAGGTTACACCAAAAGCGAAACATTCACACGTTCCGATGGTCGATTGGATTCTAAAATCACCACAAAATGGACTCAAAAAGGCAGATTAATGATCCACGAAATCATGAAAAGCCGAGGCATTGATGCGGTGTGCAAGGATATCGCATGAACCTATTAATAGATGCAATATATGAGTTTTATAAAAATCCTCAGAATCTAGCTGATTTCGAGGAGTGGAAAGAGAGGAAATATAAAGATGAGGATTCACAGATTAAGAGCAGCGGAAAAACGTGCCAAACGAAGAGCGCTGCGCAATGAAGAACCAAGCACATTTGAAATGCTAGTATTCACAGCATTCACGCTGTTTTTATTCTTCGGTATTTCGTATTGGTGGGTTACAGGGGAATATCTATGGTAGATAAAATTATCAATCTATTGGCAGCCACAATCTTCACTATCACAATGGCTGTTGCTGTTATTAATTTGGTGATATTCATCACAAAATAAAAAAGTGCCATTTCTCAAAAGGAGAAATAGCACTAAGCCTTCTTGCGAATTACAAGAAAGGCAACCACACACCTATATTTTAGATGATTCGATACGAATTGTAAAGAAAGGAAACCACACACATGGAAATGACGGATGTTCAAGTAGTAAAAAATGTAGAGCCTCAATTGATTCAATCTGTAGGCCGAGCGGTATGGAACAATGAGGAAATCTCCAAATATTTAGAGGAGAAATTGGCCAAATATAACAATCTTGTGGTAACACAGGATAATTTGAAAGAGATGAAGGGTGTCCTTCGTGAAATCGTGAGTGTTCGCACACACTTGCAGCGATTTGGCACCGAGCAAAAACGATTATTAAAAGAGCCTTACAATGTGTTCGCCGCTGAACTCGAACAAGTTCTTGCTGTAGTCAGCCGAGTTGAGGCGCCAATATCTAACCAAATTCAAGAGTTCGAGAATATCGAAACCGAAAAACGTAAAGAATTAGTAATGAATATGATTCGAGATAAATTCGAGGTGCTTGGTATTCGTGAGGAATATCGAAATCGTTTTGTGGCTGATCCAAAGTGGTGGCAAAACAAAACCGCCAAAATTGATGCCACAGCAAGTGCCATTGATATGGCTATGAATGACCTTCTAACTCAGCAACGCAACGATGATGAACTTACTAAAATGCGAGCAGAGAAGGAAGAAATGGTCAAATTAAAGATTGAATTATTCAACTCTCAATATGAGTTAAACACACCAATTACCTTTGGTGATGTGGCTCATAAGGTAATGAATGTTTCTATCTCCGAATTAGATGGATATCTCGCCGATGAGTTCGATAAACGATTGGAGATTGAGATGCAAGCTGCTAAGGCCAAAACAATCGATGTTGATACGTTGGAGCCTGTAGCGGTAGAACTTCCACTCCCACAACAACCTATGAAATTTGAGGAAGTTGAAGAACCTATCCGCATAACGTATGTTGTGAAATTGACTGAATCTCAACGCAAAATCATCGAAGATACTTTGAATAAAATCGGTGTGGAATGGAGCAGAATCTAATGAAACATAGTGAATCACTTATTGAGATATCTAAGGCATTAGCTAAATTTCAAGCGGATGTGTCGGATCCGGAACGCAATAAGAAGAACGAATTTCTAAAAAGCAAATATGTAACGCTTGATGCGTTACTGCAAGCGGTTCGGCCTATCTTGGCAAAGAATGGTATCTCATTCTTACAAATTCCGGAAACTTCTGAGGGAACTGTAACTGTAACTACACGCTTGCTGCACGAAAGTGGTGAGTGGATTGAGGCAGAGCCTTTCACATTGCCATTAGTAAAGAAAGATCCACAAGGTGTAGGCAGCGTTGTAACGTATGGCCGAAGATATAGCCTCTCTTCAATTCTTGGTGTGGCATGGGAAGAAGATGACGATGCCAACTCCAATAATGTGTCAGAGGTTACAATTCAAGCCTTGAATGAAGTTGTTGAGTTAGCAACAGCAAAAGGCATCGAGAAATCCGATTTGGCCAAATACACGAAGGCTACCTTCAATAAAATTAGCACTCAATTAGATTTGAGCGAAATCCAACAACTAAAAGCGTGGGTGAATAGTTACTAATGAAATGGAGTACAAAAGGCATTGAAACATTCAAATCCCCTATCGGAGTAATGGTGATGATGCCGGCTCCACGAGATAATGAACTCGCTAATATCGATAAGGATGTTGAGTATTCAATCGAAATTAAGAAGAGGTCTAAATCTCGCAGCTTGAATGCAAATGCATTCTGTTGGGTTCTATGCGAAAAAATCGCAAAGGAACTATCTAAGAATGGCTATATATCGAAGGTCGATGTGTATAAAAGAGCCATCAGAGAATGCGGTGTGTTCGAGCGAGTGTTAGTGCTACCAAATGCCAAACAGAAAATCATGGATAGATGGAGCCGAAACGGATTAGGGTGGTTCGCTGAGGATATGGGCGAAAGCACAAAGATTGATGGAACCACAGTCCTATTCCTATACATGGGTTCCTCATCATATGACACTAAGCAGATGGCAAGGCTGATTGATAGCCTAGTTACAGAATGCAATCAGTTAGGCATAGCACTAGAGGATAACAGCTATATCAATTCACTCCTTGATAGGTGGGAAGATGAACAGCCGAAAGAAGGCTGATGAGGCCTTATATAAAAAGACTAGACCACAGGCCATTGAACGTGATCAAGGATTATGTGTGCTGTGCGGTGCGATGGCATCGGAAGTGCATCATATCCTGTTCCGTGGCCGAGGTGGTTTGTCGAATCTTGATAATTTAGCTTGCTTATGTAGAGAGTGCCACGAAATGGCACATGGCCCACAAGCAGCAGAGGTGATGAAAGTCTTAAAAGAAAGGATATCAAAATGAATCATGAGTTCGATGTAACAGTAAAAGCGGTGTTATTGATGCGAATCAAGGCACTCGCAAAAGAAAATGGTGCTTATCAATCTAAGCAACCAATTATCGATGAACTATATTCCATCTATGGCTTTGTTTGTGCTTGCTGCAATACAGAAGTGGCAACATTGAATGAATTAATCGGAAATGACGAGGTGAAAGATGAACAATGAAGATAAGATGCTGAGTCAGTTTGGCGCTGCATGGGTTACTGTTAGGGATTCAATCAAGGCGAATGCATTGAAATCAAATGGCTCACCAATCCCTTATAATCCGTTATTCTTCGTACTAACCGAGAAACGCACAAAGGTGCCGGCCAACGATGTAAAAAGCATGATTGACTATGCCCTTCAAATTGGATATTTGAAGATGGGTAGATCTAAGGAATATGTGAAGTTCTAGGAAGGTGGTTTTAATGGCTCGTCCTATCTCTAAAGGTGTGGATTATTTCCCCCTTGATGTTGGCTTTTTAGCTGACATAAAAGTTCGCAAGATTATGGTGGCTTACAAATCCCAATCGATAGCGGTGCTTATATACATCCTATCCAATATCTACAAGGATGAAGGGTACTACATGAAGGCCACAGAAGATGAGATAAATCTCATTGCATTTGACACGATGATGAGTGTCGAAGAGGTAAGTGCGATTATCCAAAAAGCGTGTGAGGTTGATTTCTTTTCGATGGAAATGTTTGAAAAATATCAAATTTTAACATCAAAAGGCATACAGAGTAGGTATACAAAAATAACCGAAAGGCGGAAGAAACCCACGTTATTGCAATGTTATTGTTTACACGATGATGACAATAACTCAGTTAATGTTGACATTATGTCTACAGAAACTCAAAAAATGAGTGCGATAATCCCACAAAGTAAAGTAAAGAAAAGGAAAGAAAAGGAAATAGAAAGTAAAGTAAATAAAAGTAAATTAAATAAAAGTAAAGAAAAGAGTTTCATGCAGCCTGTATTCAATAATTGGATAAATAACTTTGGTGATATCTCTTCTTATTTAATGGAAGTTCTTGAAAGCCTAGTTCTTGAATATGGGGTTGATGAAGTATTGAGCGCCTTAAAAGTAGCTAAGGACAAAGGCACAGCAAATGTGAAGTATATAGAGGGAGTGTTGAAAAATCGAAAAATACAATCCTACGCAGATGATCGAAAGTCTGCGAAAAAAGATGAACAAGTCGATTGGGATAAAGAATCAGCAAGGGTTCACGGAACCTGAGTATGAGTTCTATCAGCCAATTTATGAAAGTCCGATTGTGGTTTGTGATGAAAAATCAAAAGCCTATGACCTCGCCGGCATCCCTAAGCGATATGCAACCATGTCATTTGATTGGCTGCGTGAACACGGAACTTTTCCGGCGGAAAATAAAGAGGCATATGCAATCGTGAAGGCTTATGCGGATAACCTCAAATACAATCTTGATTTCGGAAAGGGGTTAATCCTCAGAGGGCCGGCCGGCACAGGGAAAACATCAATTGCGGTGAGTGTGCTAAAAAGAGCGATTGACATGGGCAAAGGCGGCATGATGATTTCAATGCCGAACCTTTTGGATAACATGCTTACGTTATCCAAAGGCGATAACGTGGCCTTCATGGACTACGAGCGAAAGCTGCGGAATATACCACTCTTGCTGCTCGATGACTTTGGAGCAGAGTACTCAAAATCGGAATGGGTATCAGCAAAGGTTGAGAGTATCATCATAGACCGCTACAACCGGATGAAACCTATCGTATTAACAACGAATTACAGCGATAGTTGGACTAAAGATCATTACAGCCAACGCATTTATGACCGCCTCAGAGGTGAATATGAAGAGGCGATATTCAAAGGAGCATCCTACAGATGAGAAAAATCAAAATCAAAGAAAAGAATCACAATCTCAGAATTAAATATAAGGAAAGCGAGTGGCAAAGTGCGGAGTCAGTTGCTACAGCATTATGCGCAGCAGCCACACAGGTGATATTTGAATCAATGATTGATGATTCAGATAAGAAACAATTCTTCGATGCAATGGTTATTGGATTCACCGCAGCGAAGGCCGGTGTTGATGGCATCGAGGAACTTGATAGAACATTCGCTAAAATCACTGGTGAGTTCGGCGAGGGGGTGGATAAACCGCTCAATTGATTTAAACGCTCTATAAGGTGAGTTAATATTCTCCACGATAATTCCGTCGAGGGAAACATTAGACGAGCCACAGCGGTTAAATTTGGGGTATAGAATTAGAAATTTAAAGCAAAAATATAGAGGTGCAATGTGGAAGTAGTAATTTATGGTTCACCACGAACCAAAAAGAACGGAAGTCGAATCGTTAAGATTGGCAATAACATGAAACTCATACCATCAAAAGCATTTTTAAGTTATAGGAAGTTAGCGTTAGAACAGCTAAACAATCTTAACCTAGTGAAGTCCTATGATGGGCCTATCTCAATCTGTTGCCGCTACTATTTAGCAGATTGGAAAAATTGGCCGGATCTAGTTGGATTACTACAAGCCACAAGCGACATTCTGCAAGATGCAGCGATAATCTCAGATGATATGTGGATTGCCGACTATAATGGCTCACATATAGTGGGGTTCGATAAAGAAAACCCTCGTGTGGAGATTACCATCGATGCAGCGAGCGATGAAAGTGTATTGCAACAGCTAAAGGCAAGAAGGTGCGACACCACCAACAAGCCAAAGGTGAGCAAGCCGAAGAAAAAGGGGATATCGAAGAAGAAACGATATCCCACCTCTATATCTTATTTGGATTACAGAAAGAAGGGATTCAAATTATGAGTGAATTTCGTATTAGATACAGAGGCACACTCGATGTTGATGTTGTAGTTCGTGCCGAATCATTAGAGGCAGCACATTGCAAGGCAGAAGAAATTGAAAGAGATTTGAATGATTACATCAGCATCGATTGTCCGGAAGTCCATGATATTGAAGGGGTTGAAGAGATATATCTTAACGAAGTAGACCTCAGTCAGCGCCTCATGGTAGTTGAGGATTAGAGGAAAGGAAACCACACACACATGACTATTACAACCGGAAAAGCGGTGCATGATCGTTTTAGAAATAAGATTCCAAACTTCTTGGAACATTTGCCGGTGTGGAATGACACACCAATGAGTGAAACGCATCTCACACCGGTTAGATATAAATTCAACAACAGAAAAGGGGATATCATCCCTTTCACAACTCGCCATTGCGTAATCTGTGGAGCGGTATTTGATGTTCCTTACAAATCATCCACAAAGTTGACTTGTGGCAGAGCGTGTGGCAATAAGTTAGCAGCTAGAAATAGGGAGATGAAACGAAAAAATGAACAAATTTGAAATCGTAGAGGATTACAAACATAAAGGCATTAAGTTGCCAACTCGACAAAGTGAATTAAGTGCCGGATATGATATCTGTGCAGCTGCAAGCGTGGTGATTAATCCATTTGATGTGGTTCTAGTGCCTACAGGGTTGAAATGCCAAATCGATTCTGATAAATATCTAGGACTGCATATGCGCAGCAGCGTAGCAATCAATAATAAGGTGTGCCTCATTCATGGGCAAGGCATCATCGATGCTGACTATTACAACAACGAGAAGAATGAAGGACACATTATGATTCCTCTCATCAATATGGGCAAGGTTCCATTCTATGTGAAGGAAGGCGAAAGATTGGTTCAAGGCATATTCACACCATATGGCACAACTGTAAATGATGCGGAAGATATCAAGGAGTGCCGCAAGGGTGGATTTGGTAGTACAGGGCGATGATATGAACGAAACAGATATTCAATATGTGTTAGGCAGACATTTATTTTTGAAAAAGATATGCATCCCAAACGTAAATATGTACTGCGTAGGAAAAACGGAGTATGAGGCAGATTTCATATACTTCGATTTGAAAACAAGATATTTGACAGAGATTGAGATAAAAACAAGCATTCAAGATTTTAGGAATGACTTTAAAAAGAAAAGATATCATGATTGCGAGAATGTTAAATATCTTTATTACGCAATTCCAAGAAGTTTATATGATGCACATTGTGATGAAATTAAATCAATGATCGGTGATGCCGGATTAATTTTGATTGATGAAATCGACAGCTTTGATTTTAGAGGGAATATATATGAGTTTGGTGGGTTTGTGAAACGAGCGAAAGCGAGGAAAGATGCTTACCCTTTAAGTCCTAAAGCACAAATGTATTATTTGCGGATAGGGTGTATGAAATGGGTGAATAGATGATGAGAAGTACAGAATAAAGCTGATTAGTTATAGGAGAAATCATGAAGGTTTTAGATGCTTGCTGCGGTTCGAGGATGTTTTGGTTTGAGAAGGAATTTGAAGATGCGATTTTTATGGACAAAAGAACGCTAGAAACCACGCTGTGTGATGGCAGAAGTTTAAATGTGAATCCGGATGTAGTTGGTGATTTTCGCAATATGCCATTTGAAGATGAATCTTTTCATTTAGTTATTTTTGATCCACCGCATCTGCTCCATGCCGGAGATACATCATTCTTGAAATTAAAATATGGTGTTTTAGAAGGCGAATGGCAACAAGATATAAAACAAGGTTTGGAAGAATGTTGGCGAGTATTAAAGCCGAACGGAACTATGATATTCAAATGGAACGAAGAACAAGTTTCGTTCTCGATGGTGAAAAAACTGCTACCAAGCAAGCCGATAATTGGCCAACGTAGAGGCAAAACAATATGGTTGGTATTCTTCAAAAGTGGGAGTGAGTGAATGCGAAGTCCATGTAAGGATTGCGAGTTTAGAGAAGTTGGGTGTCATGGCAAATGTGATGCCTATATCCAATATAGCGAATATATCGCAGCACAACGAGTTATCAAGAACCTCGATGGCGATATGGTCGCATATATGAAACATAAAGATGGGCGGATTGCTCGAAGGTTTAAATATAGAAAATTGTACTAGAGGGGATATATGAAATTTATTGATTTTTTTAGTGGAATTGGTGGATTCCACAGTGGATTAGAACAGGCCGGCATGGAATGTGTTGGATGGTGCGAGTTTGATAAGTTCGCTCAAAAGAGTTACAGAGAAATATATAACACGGAAGGAGTATGGTTTAGTGATGATGTTAGAAAAGTGCGAGGAAGTGAATTACCAAGAGCCGATGTGTGGGCATTCGGATTCCCATGCCAAGATGTTAGCATTGCCGGAAAGCAGCGAGGCATCAAAAGAGGCACAAGAAGTGGATTGTTTTTTGAAATCATGCGGCTCCTTGATGAAAAAGAAAACGATAAACCCAAGTGGCTTATCGTTGAAAATGTTAAGAATTTACTCTCTATTGACCGAGGACACGGATTCTACACAGTTCTCTGTGAAATGGCCGAAAGAGGGTACACTTGCGAATGGAAAGTTTACAACACCAAAGACTACGGACTCCCACAAAACAGGGAGCGTGTCTACATTGTTGGATATCTTGGAGAAACAAGTGGAAGAGAGTTACTTCCTATCCCAAGAAAAAACGATGCAGTTATTAAGCAGATTATAGGTGGTTCACAAGGAATGCGAGTGTATGATCCAAGTGGTGTGAGCTGCACTTTATCTGCATTAGGTGGTGGCATGGGAGCCAAAACCGGATTATATCAATTCAGCGATGTAAGTGTTCAAGCCTGTTTGACTCCGGATAGATTGGAGAAAAGGCAAAATGGAAGAAGATTGAAGGAAGTTGGTGAACCGGCATTTACTTTGACCGGTCAAGACCGACATAGACTTTTAATCAAAACAGCGAATAAGCAAGGATATGCAATGGCATATCATGGCGATGGTGTGGATTTGGCATATCCGAATAGCGAAACAAGAAGGGGCCGAGTGCAACCTCAACGATCCAACACCTTAACCACTAGCGACAATCTCGGTGTGGTGCTAGATGATGGCTCAAAGGTGTATATTCGGAAATTGACTCCGAGAGAGTGTTGGAGATTGCAAGGGTTCACGGATGAGCAATTCGATAAGGCTGCTGCTGTGAATAGCAATTCACAATTATATAAACAGGCCGGCAACGCTGTAAGTGTGAATGTTGTGGCTGAGATAGGTAAGCATATTATGGCAGTAGAAAGGGGCAATATATGAAAGATTTGGCAGCGGTTTTATGCTTGATAGCTGTGATTATATCTCTAATTGCATTTGCATCAATGTGCATTGCGATTATGTTGTGGTTGATAGGTTTATTTGGAGTTGGATTCGAGGCTGTGTGCCGGTCATTCTCCGTGATGGTGATTTCCAGTGCTGTAGCTGCTGCATCTAGCGTGATGATTGGATGTGATATGTGATGCTGAGTGTTAGCGATTTATGGAAATATGGTATCGAAGAGTTCATGATCAGAGATGTTCATGTTGAAAGGCCGGAATTGACTTTGACTTGCATCGATGGAATAGATAATGACCAACTAAAGATGGCTGTGGAATATGCCAAGATGATAGCCGATGAAAGGCATTATCGCACATTTATAAGGTTGAAGGAACGTGATATGTATCGAGTGTATGAGGCAAGTGATATTATTTCCATCATATATGTAAATAATCCTATCCCTCATCTGAGAAAAGTTGAAAGATTGCTGCGAGTACATTTGAAATAGGGGGTGTTAGTATGATATCAAATCGAGAAGGCAGAGAGTGGCTGCTTAAACAACTGTATGATAAAGGAATCAAATATATAGTTTATCTAGGAGATATATTTGGTTATGTAGGTGTGGAGAAAAAACCGGAGCAACAAGAAGGTGGTTCCACATTATTGCGTGATGAATACCATCGACTTGATGCTGTATCAGAGATGCTGCCGGATTTCAATGAAGCGAATTTTCTTGATATCGGCAAGTATCTAGGCATTACAGATTGGAGCAAGGTCGCAACTGATACACCGGTATATGCGAAATTATACGATGGTGGGATATGGTATCCACTTCATTTTGCAAAATACGAAAATGGAGATGCTTATGTATATACAGGCGGAAGAACTTCGTGGAGCAAGGATGTAAAAGATGCTGTCTGCAATACTGTGGCTAAGGCTTACGAGATTAGATTGGCGGAAGGTGGTGCGCCATGAATACCACATATGTGCCATATCTTGATTGCGGCTGCGTTGAATGGACTAGGGATAAAGAGATTATAGGTCTTGCGAAAGCTAAAGAGGCCGGACTTAAAATGGCCAAAAGGTGTGGTCGAGATACATTCTATTTGGCTGAATGTCATCAATGGTTCCCTAATGTTTCAAGCGTAAGCAAGGAATTTATCGCAACTATCGAGGAACAGGCGAGAGATGAATTATGCGACACTAAAGTTGTAAAGATGATTACATCAAAAGAGCGTGAGGAGTTAGATGCCGGCATGAACCGGTTGGCACTCCAATGGCTGCTCAGAAATGGTCGAGTGCCTGATGGGGTTAGATTGATAAGGGAACTCGAATATAAGGTGAAGAGTAATGGAAGACCGGTGCTAGTAGGGAGTGAAGAATTTGACTGAGAAACAAATAAGTGATCACCACAAAATGGTGAATCGAATTAGTATAATGGTTATGGTGTTTATGCTTATTGCGAGCATTGTGGGTGTATTGGCTATGATATTGCTATTCAGCTATGGTGTGCATCTGATTTGGGGGTGATTGAATGGGATATATTAAACCACCGGAACCGGAACCATTTAAAATATCAGATGAAGAACTATCAAAGATTGTGAAGGTGGCAACACAGACAGCAATCGAGGTATATCGCAAGCATAATGAGGATATGTTAGCCAAACGCAATGAGAAGGCTGTCAAGAATACAGTTGTGCTGCTAGAGGGATATGTGGCAATGAAACAGCATTGTATGAATGCGATTGCTAAGAGTGAAGAAACGCTCACACCATCTGACTTGCAAGCGGTACTATATGAAGTATTCAATCGCAAGGGATTTCTTCAAATAGAGTCAATCTTGGCAAGCAAGCGAAGAACTGAACTCATTATTTACCACATCGATGAGATGATGAAGGTATACAAGGAATACTGCATCAAAATGGATAGACCATATTATGATTGTGTACATGATAGGTATATCGATAGTCTGAGTATCTCTGAAATTGCTGAAAAGCGTGGCACGAGCGAAAGGAATGTGTATAATTGGCTGAATGCAGCAACTGAGGATTTAGCCATTTACTTCTTCGGAGCCTATGCCTTATAAAAGATTGTATGCAATAGAAACCTTTCAAAAAGTGTTCATATACACCTCTTTTGAATAGAGTTATAATGTTATTGGTGATAGGTGAATTACACGTTTCATTTATATCCTCCTTTCTTAACGACACAACTGCGAATATACCCTGTATCGGTTACAACCGCCGATATGGGGTATTTTTGCGTTCAATTACATATTTCCATGAATGGGGGTGAGTGCATGAGTATGAAAGGGAAGAAGAATCCAAATGCCGGTCGAAAACCTAAATATCAAGATTGGATAGAAGGGGATAACCTTTTGCGATTAGAAGGGTGGTCAAGAGATGGCTTGACTGATGTTCAGCTTGCCCATAATATAGGCATTCACATCGGAACCCTTTATGAATGGAAGAAGAAGTATCCAAAATTTAATGATGCCATTAAAAGAGGCAAGGAAGTAGTTGATATCATTGTTGAAAATGCATTGCTTAAAAGTGCATTAGGATATAGCTATGATGAAGTTACAAAAGTGCGAATCGATGATGAGGCAAGTGGTAAGAGCGAGATTGTGGAAGTGAAGAGGGTAACAAAGGACATGGCTCCAAACCCTACATCCTTAATCTTTTGGCTAAAGAACCGCAAGCCGGAAGTGTGGCGAGATTCTAAGAAGGTCGATGCCAACATTGAAGTAAATAATCCGTTTGATGGAATCGATACAGCTGATATAAAGGCGCTGATTGATGATGAATAAGGAAAAGATTATACAAGCAGCAAAGAAGGAACTCGCAAGAAGGGAGTTCTTTTATTTTTGCCATTTGATGGCCGGTGATTTCTATCGTAAGGATAGAGCCTATCTCGTTGAGTTGTGTAATGAGTTGCAGTCCTTCATAGAGGGTGATGAGTATAATGTGCTGATCATGAATATGCCACCTCGACATGGCAAGAGCAGAACAGCGCAGATGCTAACTAAATGGCGCATAGGAAATAATCCATCAGAGAAGATAATGACAGGCTCATACAATGAAACATTATCCAAAATGTTCAGTAAATCTGTTAGAAACTCTATTCAAGAGGAAAAGGCTGATGAGGATATCACAGTATTCTCGGATATATTCCCATTCACTAAAGTGGCTGTAGGTGATGCACAGGCTCACTTATGGAGCATTGAAGGTCAAAACAACTCTTATCTAGCTACATCGCCAACCGGTACTGCAACAGGGTTCGGCTGCTCACTTATGATTATCGATGACATTATCAAGAATAGTGAAGAGGCCTATAATGCCAACATCAAGGAAGGGCATTGGGATTGGTTCACTAATACGATGCTTTCACGTTTAGAGGAAGGCGGCAAGATAATCATCATCATGACGAGATGGGCATCTGATGACTTGGCCGGAAGGGCAATCGAGCATTTTAAGGATGATCCGTTATTCAAAGCAAAAGTAATCACTATGAAGGCATTACAAGATGATGGCTCAATGCTATGCGAGGAAGTCTTATCTAAAGCCTCTTACGAATCTAAAGTGAGGGCGATGGGGGAAGATATCGCAAGTGCCAACTATCAGCAAGTGCCTATCGACTTGAAAGGCTGTTTATATCCGCAAATCCTCACTTATGATGAGGTTCCTATGGATATGAATGGCAATCCTGTATTCTCCTGTATTAAGAACTACACAGATACAGCAGACACCGGCAGCGATTATCTATCTAGCATCACATATGGTGTGTATAACAACGAGGCCTATGTGTTAGATATCATCTACACAAAGGATGCGATGGAAATCACGGAGCCGGCAGTAGCTGATATGCTATATCGCAACAATGTGAATGTGGCTGATATCGAGTCCAATAATGGTGGGCGAGGATTCAGCCGAAATGTGCGTGAGATATTGCTTAATAAGTATAACTCAAACAAATGTTCCATAAATGCATTCCACCAAAGTGGCAATAAGATTGCTCGTATTCAATCCAATGCCACATGGGTGATGAATCATATATATTTCCCTCGCAATTGGCGAGATAGATGGCCTCAATTTGCGAGCGATGTAATGAAATACCAAAGGGAAGGTAAGAATGCTCATGATGATGCTCCGGATTCCCTAACCGGTATTGCCGAGAAGATTAATGCACCGCAAATCAAGAGCGGCCGGATTAATATTAATTAGAAAGGATATTGAATGGCAACAGAATTTTCTAATTCAAGAAGTGGTGAATATGAACTGCTACATGATGCATATTATGGTAGTGGGATGTTCGCCAATGGTAGTGCAATCACGGCCCACACTCGTGAGAGTTCGCAGTCTATTCAGTTTAGACGAAGTATTGCCTACTATCTAAACTACACAGGCCCAATATTAAATGCCTCTGTAGATCCGATATTCAAGGATGATATCAAAAGGGAATACAATAAATCCCAAATGTTCGATGAGTTCCTTAACAATGTAGACCGGCAAGGCACTACGCTGCAAGAGTTCATAAGACAAAATGCCACAATGGCCAAGTTATATGGCGTGATGTATATCGTTGTAGATAATGTGAGCGAGTTCGGTGAAACATTAGCTGATAACTTATCGAGCAGAAATATGCCTTATCTCACAGCAGTTGAGCCGAAGAATGTGGCGAATTACGAATTCGATGATAGTGGGAAGTTGAAATCCTTCTCTTATACATCCAATTTATTCAACTCTGATGGCTCCAAGATTACAAGGATGCACACATGGACACCTAACTCTTGGGTGATTAAGGAATTGGGTGGCAAGATCATAGCTAGTGGTGAGCATAATATTGGCAGAATCCCAATCGTTCAATGGTTCGGTCGAGCATCTCGCAAAATTGATATGTTGCCGCCACCGGAGTTCTTATCTATAGCGAAAACAAATGCCCATGTCTATAATTTGGGTTCCTTGTTATCTCAAATACTCTACAATCAAACATTCTCAATCCTCACAATGCCTGTTGACCACAACGGATTGCAAGATATAACTATTGGTACAGATAATTTGTTAGGTTATCCGGCAGAGTCAAATAAGGCTCCGGATTATATTGCTCCGGATAAAGGGCCGGCAGAGGTGTTGATGGCTCAGATTGATAAACTCATCAACGAAATGTATCGAATGAGTGGCATTGACTCTGTAATCGGTGTTCAGCAAGCCAAGAGTGGTGTTGCAAAGCAATGGGATTTTGAGCGTACTAATCAGCGATTATCTGATTTCTCTGTGCAATGCGAAGAGGCAGAGAAGGATATCATCGAACTCTACAAATTGTGGAGCAATGATCATGTAAATTATAAGTGCGAATATCCGAGGGATTTCAAGGTAAATGATGTTACTGAAAGCCTAACACAGGCCCAACAAGCGAAAGACCTAGAATTTGAATCCTCGACATTCGACATTGAAATCTTGAAACGAGTTCTTGATAGCTATATGCCAAACCTTGATAAGAAGGTTAAGGACTCCATCATCGGTGAGGCTGAGAAGTCTGCTGCTGAACGTGAGCAAGATATAGCGAACTCGAAACTTGACCTTGATAATCCATTAGGTGATGGCGATGGCGAACCAAACAACGAGCCAAACGCTGAATGAGGCCCTAGAATCCTTTGAGGCGATGGTGAAGGAATTAATCGAATTAGGATATTCGGTCGATATGGCTGTTCAAATCGCCTATAAGGACTTTCCTATTATGGAGATGCTAGAGGTACCTCTACAGGCTAATTTGGTGCATAATTTCAAACGTGGGTTCCATAGTGTTCTAATCCCTAAGAGGGCAAAACGAAATAAGATGCCATATTCAACTAAGGCAATCTCATTGGCGATGCAGAAAGCATGGACTCACGATAAATTGACACTATCTGAGCGGCTGCATGGTAAATCACCACAAGTGAGAAAGGATGTGGCTGCTGAGATTAAGAAGGCAATTAAACAAGGCAAGAGCAATATTGAAACCGCAAGGGCAATATTCGATGGATATGGCTATGGTGCTAAGATACCACTTGCCAAATTGCCGGAAGTAATCAACAAGGTTAAATCATTAAAGCGACCTAAATGGAACGATGAGGAAGGTCAGCAAGCCTTCGAGCGTACCATTAGGCAAGCAGCAAGGAAAGTTGAGCAGAACACTACACCATCCCTTCGTGCTGCGTATTCTGATGTAATACGAGCAGTTGAAGATGGGAACACAATTGACCTCAACAGGGCAATTCAAGTGGCTGTTCAAGAAAAGGCTCGATATCATGCCGAGCGTATTGCTCGCACAGAGAATGCGAGGGCATATGCTGATGGGCAGATGAGCCGATATATGAATGACCCTGATGTAGTAGCTTTGAAATGGAAGTTAGGGAGTAGGCATCCAAGATATGATATCTGCGATTTTTATGCGAATGCGGATTTATATGGTCTTGGCAAAGGTGTCTACCCTAAAGACAAATTCCCACGATTGCCGGCACATCCACATTGTATGTGCTTATGCCATCCTGTGTATGATTTCGAGGTGGATATCAATGCTGCACATGAGAACATCGAGAAGGGTGGGAAAGCCTATATCGATACTCTATCAGAGCAACATCAAGAGCAGTTATTGGGTGTTGAAGGTCGCAAGTTAGTGGCCAAAGGCAAAACATCATGGACTACATTGGCAAGGGGTTGGAATGATGAACCATTCCAATTGCGTGAGCCGGATAAAAAATCAAATATTTAGACCTACAGGCCTATGAGAGCGAACTCATAGGCCTTTTATATTGCCATCAATTAGGGGAGCCGAAAGATGGCAAATTTCATGTTGAAAAGGAGAAAGAAACATGAGTTTAGCAGAATTGTACAGCAAATTAGAAAATCTTGAAGGTGGCAAGGAACTTGTTGAAGGTTTCAAAGGCGAAATATCTCGCATCAACGAGGGTGCCAAAGCTGACCGCCTCAAATTCGAGAAAACCATTACCGATTTAACATCAGCTCGAGATGAGTTAAAGGGCAAGGTTGAAGAATACGAGGCACACAAGGGCGATAAGAGTCCGGAGTTCATTGCACTTGAAAAGCAAGTGAAAACGCTCATGGAAAAGAATGAGCAATCCGAGAAGGCTCGCCTTGAAGAGATTGAAAAGCGTACAAATTCCGAAATTAGTGCGCAAACGATTGCAGCACTAACAAAAGCGAATGCGATTGATCCACAAGAATTGGCCAAGCTAATCACTCCACAAATTAAGGTTCAAGAAGATGGTTCCTATGGATGGACAAAGGAAGATGGTTCTATCGGTAGTATCGAAGAATGTACTTCCGCATATCTCGAAGGAAAAACATGGGCAGTTAAGTCCAACCAACAAGCCGGAAGTGGTGCGAGCGGTGGTGCAATGGGTGGCAATTCCCAACTCGCTGAAATGTTTAAATTGGCCGGTGTAGAACCGCCAAAAAGCTAATCTATTTTACAAACAATATGAGGTGAATTATGGCTTTAAACACAATTGAGGCAGCAAAGAATTTTCAGACAGTATTAGACCAACAAATGGTAATGGAAGCAGCAACAGGCTTTATGGAAGTAAATGCCGGTGATGTTGTTTATGATGGCGGCGATACAGTAAAAATCCCAACATTGTCCATGCAAGGCTTGGCAGCGTATGACCGAGAAGAAGGTTATAACAAAGGTACTGTTTCCTTGTCCTACAAAGACTACAACATGACACAAGACCGTGGTCGACAATTCACATTGGATGCAATGACTGTGAACGAATCCAACTTCGTAGCGAATGCAACAAAAGTTATGGCAGAGTTCCAACGCACTCGTGTGATTCCGGAAGTTGATGCATATCGTATCTCTAAAATCACAGCATTGGCAAAACAGGCCAACAAAGTAACTCAATACAATCCGGCTGAGGCTGATGTGTTGAAGAAGTTAGATGCTGACTTGTACAACATCCTCGACATTATTGGCGATGCTAATGATTTGGTTATTCTCATGTCTTATAAAGCACAACAATTGTTGAATAACAATGAGAAATTCGCAAAACAAGTTGATGTTTCTCAATTCCAACATGGTGCAATCAATACACGAGTAAAAATGTACAACGATATTCCAATTATCAATGTTACATCCGACCGCATGAAGTCTGCATTCGTGTTCCAAGATGGTAAAACAACAGGCCAAGAGGCCGGTGGTTTCAAGGCCGACACAGCTGCAAAAGGTGTGAACTGGATTATCATGAGCCGCAGAAGTCCAATCGCTGTTTCTAAAACAGACACAATGCGCATCTTTGACCCAATGACATATCAAAAAGCAAACGCATGGGCGATGGATTATCGCAAGTTCCATGATGTTTGGGTTCCAAATGAGCGTTTAGCTGCTGTATGGGCAAATATTGGCGCTTAATAGGGGGTAACTATGGAGAAATATCGCTTAATCCGACTAAACGAAGTTAAATATACCGATGATGATTATGTGCGTGATGCTCTAATCGAACAAGGTTTTGTTTTGGAACCTTTGGAAGAAGAAAAACCAACAAAATCCGGTAAAAAATAGATGGATACACGAGGAATCTTTGAGAGGCGGCTAACACAGGCGGTGAAGGCTAGTGCTACAGTTGTGCAATCAACTGCGCAAGAAAATCATGGATTCACATCAAGAACAGGGCAATTGGAGAGAGCCATCGATGTGCGACTCATTAGCAATAGGCTTGCAGAAGTCTATATCGACAATAAGGTCGCACCATATGGCCCTTTTGTACACGAAGGCACGAAAGAACACGATATATTCCCAAATACCAAGAAGGCACTCCGATGGGTGCCTGTTGGTGGGAATGGCTTTGTGTTTGCCAAGAAGGTGCATCACAAGGGAACTGCTGCGGATCCATTCTTGTATGATGCATTAGACCGCTCACAAGATAGAATCCGAGGGATATTCTCCAAAGCTGTGAATGTAGCACTCGATGATGTGGCTGAGAGCGTGAATGTAAGCGCTAGCAGAAACAATCTCCATCTAAAACTGTAAGGGGTGTGATGATGCTATATCAATTTCAAGAAATGAAGTTCAACGATGAACTTTTAGGCCCTAATGTTCGAGAATCTGACTTTGAGAAGGCTGAGTCTTGGCTCTATGTATTGGCAAAGCGTTTGGGAGTTCCGAATGCTGATGTGGTGCGTTCGTTTGTAGTCGATGAATTAGTAACGCTTTACGCTTACCGAGAAGTCGCTATGAATAAGGCTGCATCGCTCATTGGACAATACAACCGCAATGGGCAAGATGATGACTACTACTCCAAGAAGTTGCGATATATCAATGATAGAATCGCAAGAATCGAAGGTCAGATGACTGCTGAACAGTTGACAGGGCAACCAAGTAAATATGTAGGATATCGCACAATTCCACTCTATAGAGGTGGTTAATATGTGGCTTGAACTACTAAACAAAATTAAATATGCAATTGAATCCTCTGACTTTGGCGGAAGGGTAGAACTTGGGTTCTTGAATCCTATGAATGCCGGAGTCGATGAGCAAGGTCTTATATTGTTAGGTCGAGGTGAAACGCTGCCAATGGATGGCAAAGTTCAAGCGATGCTCAAACAGGAGTTCTATCTCGAAACTTGGGTTCGCAGCGATACCGATGATTTTGCTGTTGCTTATGAGGCCATCTGCAAATTGGAGAGTGAAATCGAATCTATATTGATTGATTTCAGAAACAAATGCGGTGAACTCAATGAGGATGTTTGCATATTACCGGACAGCGGATATCAAATAGTTGATATTCGCTGTACCAATAAGACAGCCGACAATGGTTCTGTAAGGCCATGTATTGGCACACAGTACCGATTCGAGGCTCGAATGTATGATCTAAAACAATCTAATTCTAATGGGGGAATTTACTAATGGCAGAAACTAAACTTTATGTTCCTACTGCGACCGATATGCCGACAGCCGGCAAGAATTATTTATTGTACTTAAATACAGGCACAAACGAAAACACAGGCGCCAAATGGCTTTTGTTGGGTGGTCAACGTAGTGGCGATTTATCTCGTAAAGCTGACAGCATCGATGCATCTCACAAAGGTTCCGGTGGTTGGAAATCTACAATTGCCGGTTTGAAAGAATGGTCTTTCAGCATTGAAACATTGTTGATGCCTAAAGAAGAATCCTTGAAGTTGCTCGAAAAAGCATTCTTGAATGGTGATAATGTTCACATTAAATTCGAGTATCCGGATAAAACATTCTTCACAGGCATCGCATCTGTAACTGAATTGTCTGTAAGTGCGCCACATGACGATGTAGCAACTTACAAAGGCGAATTGAATGGCATTGGCCCATTGTCTGAATTACAACCGGCACCGGCCGGCATTGGTGGTTAATCACCGATTCTGTTCGATATAAATTTTTAGCGCTAAGGAGAAACTCTGATGAAAAAAGTTAATTGTGATCTATTCGGTCATGGCGAATATATTATGTTCAATATGCAGCGACTCATGGAATTTGAGGCAGCTGTTGGCAAGCCTGTGAGTGAATTGTTGACTATGGTTCAATGGCCTATCAACTGCATCATTTCCGGCTATGCGATTGGCATGAAACAATATGGCAGAAATCCAAATAAATATATGGAACTGATTGGCGAACTGTTGGAAGATGAAGAACAAAATCTCACACTTGCAGCTATTCAATTGCCTATTACAAAGGCCTTGATTGCAAGTGGTGTGTTTGGCGCTCAACTCTATTATCAAATGTTCCCAAACGAAATGACCGATGCTGATAAATTAGCGATTGAATCGGAGAATAATCCAAAAAACTAGATGGGGAGCAATCGCTCCCCTCTTTTTCGCAATGGCTCCGATACGCTGAGGAAATTGCTTATAGTGTTTTAGAGTTGAAACCGTGGGAACTCATGGATTTGCAGCCTATGGAGTTCAATAAGATGGTGAAGGGTTATGAGCGTAGGCAACGCATATTAGACACAAACAAAGCATTTTGGGTGGCTAATATCATGAATACGCAATTGGCTAAGGGTAAAGGTGTAGAACCTAAGGATTTCATCGATATCCTATATCCAATGACCGCACTCGAAAAGAAACAACTAGAAGAGCAATTTATCAAAGAATTTAGAGCAGAAGGGGGTGAGATTTAGACAATGGCAGATATTGAAACCAAAATAACCATCAGCGCCGATAGTAGCAATGCCGAAAGGGCCTTGAATAAGGTTTCACAGGCAGCGAAACAAAAACTCGGCGGTGATATATCCTCTGAACTCGATAAAATTTCTGCAAAGGCTCAGAAGGTATTTGGGCAAGACTTACAAAGCGCCATGAATAAGGTTGGCAAAGGGGTGCAGATTGCAGCAGCGGCCACCGGCATTGGTGTGGCTG